CAGTTACCTTGGGAATGTTCAGGTAAAGCGAGATGGCGTTGATGAAGAATGGACTCCCGAGAAGATCAGTGAATACCGCAAGTGCATGGAAGATCCCAAGTACTTTGCCAAGAATTATGTCAAGGTCATATCCCTAAACGAGGGTCTTACGTCATTTGACTTGTACGATTATCAGGAGAGGATGTTCGATCATCTGAATGAAAATCGGTTTTCAGTGATATTGGCAAGTCGCCAAAGTGGAAAATCGATCTCCTCGGTCGTATGGATTCTGTGGTTTGCGATCTTTCACCCCGATAAAAATATTGCCGTTCTTGCCAACAAGGGCGCAACTGCCCGTGAGATGCTCGGGCGCGTGACCCTTGCCCTTGAGAATTTACCGTTCTTTCTTCAGCCCGGGTGCAAGGTCCTGAACAAGGGGTCGGTCGAGTTCTCTAATAACTCCAAGATTTTTGCATCTGCAACGTCATCATCATCGGTGCGCGGTCAGTCATGTGTTCCTGACTATACGAAAGTGTGTGTTTCCTTAGAAAATGATGATGTGTATTACACCACCGTAGAAAATGCCCAAATGCTATATAATAGTGAAAGCAAACTCATCGAGGATAAACTGGGCATGGGTAAAAAGAAAAAATACAATATCGTCTACCGCACTCGCAATATTATTAACGGAAAAGAATACATTGGGTTTCATCAAACCAATACTCTTGACGATGGATACCTTGGGTCTGGAAAACTTTTAAAACGAGCAATTCAAGCACACGGCCCGGAGAATTTTGAACGCGAAGTCATAGCAGTTTTTGATAATAAAGAAGATGCGATTGCACTTGAGAGAGACCTTGTGGATGAGGAATATGTTGCTCGAAGAGATACGTATAACGTATCACTTGGCGGCAATGTCTGTATTTTATATGGTGAGAATAATGGGTTTTATGGCAAGACACACTCCGAAGAAACTCGTAAGATGATATCGGAAAACAGCCGAGGGCGTAAACCTACAAAAGAAACAAGACAGTTGATGTCAGAAGCATCGAAGTTGATGTGGCAGGACAAAGAAAAGCGTCATGCCATTGTTGAAGCGTTGAAGAATCGAAAGCATTCCGAAGAAACCAAGCAACTGATAAGAGAGAAAAACACCGGCAAGTTTGTGTCCCCAGAAGTTGGCCGTAAAATCAGCGAATCTAAAAAGCAAATTTTTGATTCAATGAGCGAAGAAGAATACCAAGAGTGGTATAACAAAGTACACAATCCAGAATCTAGGGCCAAGCGAAGCAATTCACTAAAAGGAAAAAAGAAAACGCCAGAGTGGGTCGACAAAATTAACCGGAATCCCGAAAAGATCAGTAAAACCGCCGAGAAACAGCGGGGCATGAAGCGCACTGCTGATGCTAAACGCAAGATGTCTGAAGCCAAAAAGGGAAAACCGGCAAAGAATAAGGGTAAAATCTACATTCATAATCCACAGACCAAAGAGAAAATGATGATAGACAAAAATGACACTATCCCTAGTGGTTGGTGTCGTGGGTTTATCAAAGAGTAAATCTAATGGAAATACTCACTGAGCAAGGCTTCAAGAATTTTAAGGGCTTTATTCCACAAGGTAAAGTAAATAAACTTTTACGTTTTTTCTTATCAGGTGGCGGCACAGTTGACTGTACAGAAGATCATCGTTTCATGACCGTAGAGGGTGTATTTAAAGAGGCAAGAGAATTAAAAAAAGAGGATGTTCTGTACCCAAGCGAAAGTATCACGGCGGTCAAAAAACTGGATTATGACATCGGTATTGATGTATATGATGCGTTTGATGTAGAAGACACTCATTCATATATCACCAATGGAGTTGTTAGCCATAATTGTGATCTCATATATCTTGATGAATTTGCATTCGTGAACCGTGCCGAAGAATTCTATACCTCGACATACCCGGTTATCTCTTCGGGCAACAACTCCAAGGTCATTATCACTTCGACGGCGAATGGTGTCGGGAACTTGTTCCACAAGATTTGGGAAGGTGCCGTACAGGGGACTAATGAGTTCAAACCATTTCGTATCGACTGGTGGGACGTTCCGGGTCGTGATGAAGAGTGGAAACGACAGACTATTGCAAACACATCGGAGATGCAGTTTGCCCAAGAGTTCAAAAATCAATTTATCGGCACCTCGGATACTCTGATTGCGTCGGACAAACTGCTCGGTCTCCAGTCAGTCAACCCGATTTACCAGCAAGATTCCGTGCGGGTGTACGATCGGCCCGACAAGGATTCGGACTACATGATGTTTGTCGACGTCGCCAAGGGTCGTGGTCTTGACTACTCGACCTTTACGATTATCGATATTACATCCAAGCCATTCAAGCAAGTGGCCGTGTACCAAGACAACATGGTATCGCCGCTCCTGTTCCCCGATATTATATACAAGTATGCCAAGACGTACAACGAAGCGTACGTGATCATCGAGTCGAATGATGCCGGTCAGGTCGTGTGTAATGGCCTGTACTATGAGCTTGAATACGAGAACGTGTTTGTCGAATCGTCTATCAAGGCGAACTCCATTGGCGTTAACATGACTCGAAAGATCAAACGGATCGGGTGCTCGAACCTCAAGGATCTGATCGAAGAGGGCCAGTTGCTTATTCGGGATTCAAATACGATCGTCGAGCTCTCGACCTTTACGGCACACGGACAGTCATTTGCCGCATCTGACGGTAATCACGATGACTTGGTCATGAACCTCGTTCTGTTTGGATGGTTTGCGACCACACAACTGTTTGCCGAGTTTACGGATATCGATGTGCGCAAGATGATCTATCAGGAACAGATGAAAATGATCGAAGACGACATGGTCCCGTTTGGGGAGATTGACGATGGGCTCGATAGTCGAATAGAGGTCATTGACGGGGATGTATGGACGACGGGCGATGACCCACAATTCGGGGCGTTTTGAGACCGAGAAATCCCTTTATTTATAAATACAAGCATGATGAACACCGTATTATGAGACACTCATATAAATCTCCATGAATAAAGAGGAATAATCCATGGCTTTTCAGGTATCTCCGGGCGTAGAAATTCGCGAAGTTGACCTGACCAATGTCGTTCCTGCCGTTTCGACCTCGATTGGTGCCGTTGCTGGCGCTTTCGAGTGGGGTCCCGTGGACCAGATCGTAACAGTAGGATCAGAAAAAGGTCTTGTCGATACTTTCGGTGAACCGACCGCACAGTCGTTTAAATACTTCATGCCGGCCGCTCAGTTTCTACAGTACTCGAACACACTCAAGGTAGTCCGTGCAGACGTTGACGGGGCAGTTAATGCGACTCCCGACGGCATTGGCCTCCTTATCAGAAATGCAGACGATTACGAAACCAAGACTTTTAGTGCCGGCGAAGAATTCGTCGCCAAGTATCCGGGCGAGCTCGGTAACTCGATCACCGTTCATGTTGTTTCATCCGTCGAGGCGTTTGAATCAGCAACATTTACTGATCCGGGGTACGACGAGTTGTTTGACTTTGCTCCCGGGACCAGCGACTTTGCTGCGTCACGTGGTGCGATCGACGACGAGCTTCATGTTCTGGTCGTCGATTCGACTGGCGAATGGACAGGCACTCCGGGCGATGTGCTCGAGATCTTCCAAGGTCTGTCACAGGCATCGAACGCCAAGAAGTCAGACGGTACGACAAACTATTATGTCGACGTAATCAACCAGCAGTCACAGTACATTTGGGCTGGCGCTGCTCCTGCCACGCTGACCAATGCTGGTGATTCAACCAGTTCGACTAACCTGACCGCCGAATCTGATGGTAATTCCTACGCGACCGATACATCGGTCCTGACCTCGGCCCTTTCGGGTGGTACGGCAGAACTCGATGCGGTTGCGGTTGGAGATTTACAGTCGGCATACGACTTTTTCCTTGACTCCGAGACCGTTGATGTCAACCTGATCGTTGGTGTTGATGGGGGTGCCGATGCGGTCACGCTCGGTAACTACCTGATCGGTATCGCCGAGTCCCGGAAAGACGCAGTTGCATTCGTTTCCCCTGCCGTGTCCGATACGGTCAATGCA